TGAGGCAGTAGATACAATTGCTGCCGAGTTCAAGGTAGGTAGGGAGTTCGGGACACATGACTGAGCCACGGCTTGAAGATGATATTGCACTAGGTTTAGATGAAGAAGATGATGAAGGCTATCAAGAGCCCGACCAAATGTGGGAAGACCACTTCAACGATTAGGAGATAACTATGCAAGGTCTATGCACAGGTCATGAGAACCCTGACCTATGGTTCAGCGAGTCTATTGACAGCGACGGAAGTAATTCCCATACCAATGACAATACTCCCGAGTATAGAGAGCGTCTTGCTAATGTAAAGACCGCGATAAGTATCTGTAATGCATGCCCTACTAAGGCTGAATGCTTTGATGAAGGTATGAAAAGAGAGAACTTAGACAATGGGATTTGGGGTGGCACTCTACCTGGTGAGCGTGTCTTACTTGCAAATGTTTCATTGACATGGAACAATCGCAGGCAGATGATTAACTTTGCACACAAGGTAAGGGCAACCCAATGAAAGCGATAACATTCTTGCTACTCGTAGTGGTAGCATTGTTCTTATACGAAACTCCAACGAGCGAACCACAACTAAAAGAAACAGTTCAGACTTCGTGGAGTAAAGTAGATAGCAAGGCATACGCTAGAGATAAACTCAGCGAGTGGCAAGATAAACAATGGTCATGTCTCAACAGTTTGTGGGCTAAGGAATCCGCATGGAATCCTGACGCATTCAATTCTGTCCGTGTAATGGGGAAGCACGCGGGTGGGATACCACAACTGTTGGGACTTGACCCTGACACACCAGCACCACGACAGATAGAGCGTGGGCTTGATTATATTTACTACAGATACGGCACACCATGTGATGCATGGTCTCACTGGAAAAGGAATGGTAACTACTAATGGCTAAACATGTAACAGAAATGAAACCTGATTATACACAGGCTATGGACATACGCGGTACACCTACACTAGTGTGCCCATGTGGCTGTGAGATTTGGAATCTTAAGACAGTCTTTGATGACGACGGAGAGATTGCTATGTACTTCCTTGACATGGAGTGTGCTGAGTGTGGTACACTAGCAACAGCACCCATGCCTGAGGGAACGGAGATAGAGGATGACTGAGTTTCTAAAAGATGTAGTCGAACGACACATCAGTAACCAAGAAGTTCTTGATTGGCACATGTCTATGCCTATACATAGCCTAGACATACCAAGATTTACATCAGACCCATGGGAAGAAGTTATTGTCTACCCGAGGAGTGAGGATTTAGGTACAACATAATGGCAAGTTATGAATACAAATGTGAAGTTGACTCAAGCATTGTTACAATCAGTAGAGGTATGACGGACGATGAAATCATACCTTACTGCGACAGTTGCAACGAGCCAATGGTAAGGGTGTACAGTGCACCACCTGTCAAGTTCAATGGCAGTGGATTCTATTCAACGGGAGGGTAACAATGGTATGCGAGATATGCGATGACGGCGGTTGTTCAGTGTGCTTTAAGGCAGAGAGCGACGAACTACAGTTTGCTAGCATGAAAGAGATTGAAGAGTTCTATAATATAAATGGGGAGACATTGCATATGGACCCAGCGGAGATGGACTTAGAGGACATGGTACAAGAGATGATAGATAGTGAGATTGATTTTGATAAAGAGTTCGACCCGAATGCAGAATAAGAATGGGTTGGTTAACTAAATACTTCCCACTCTTACTACTGCTATCAATCACATTGATATGTGTGACTGTGTTAACCTATATCATTCTGTTTCTTGGGAGTCTTGTGACTCTTCTGTTTCCGTGGACGGTGTGAAATCAATATCATTGTATGGCCTGTAGCCACCCAACTTAACAACCAACCGTTTGACGGCCCTGTTACCCCTCATGCGTGCGGTGTCATCACTACCTAGAGATAAGAAGTTTGCTATCTCTTTGTAGTCCATAGACTCTGCATATCGGAAGAAGAGTATCTTTCTATCCTCTTTACTTAACTTCCAGTATGCGGAGTCTATCTCCATCATCATTACAGATAGATTACCGCCCTCAGATGGTGCACTAGGACGTCCTGGTATACCTAAGTTTAACTTATGGCTCACGCCCCACTCATTACGCAACACGGGAGGCAGTAGGGCTTCTACAATATCTGCTTCATAATAATACAAGTCAGACACATCATAGCCCGTACTCTTTGCCTTCCAGCGTTGACAATAATCTAATGCTTGATTGCGAAGTGAACGATAGATTAAGTTCTTGGCGTCTTTCTCGCCAATCTTTTCCCACTCATCTAACTTATTAGGGTGCTGAGTAAACCACTCGTACAACGACTGCTTGATATCATCATACTCAACCATATCAAACTTACGTCGGTACTCTGAGGCTACTGCCGTCGCCACATAATCCCACTTCTCAATGCGTGACCAATCCATTATGCTACAATCACTTCCTGTATCTGTGATAGTGGCACACGCCACCCATCAATGTCGGCTTGGTAGTATTCATCGGTCATATAATCATCGGCTTTGAATGAACCATAGATTTCTACAGTAGAATAATATTCTTCATCTGTAACTTTNACACCAAAGATTGTACGCCCTGCATCTTTTTTCCAGAATGGNATAGAGTCACGTGTGCGTACTGTGCGTACCTCTACNTCACCAACATCAGGTATGTCCTTGCGCTGACGATGAAGTTCGTTAGGATACCAGGGTACNGACCATTGCATATTATAAGTGCGGGCTACTGCCCACTCAGCAACGTTCGCTCTGATGTTAGCATTAATCTCAGGNTCTAACTTACCTAATCGTTTACCTGCTGCATAGTTAGGNCGGTCAACNGAGCCCATCTTAGCAAGCCAACGTTCAACTGCTAGGTTAGCACATACTCTTACTTCATCCTTGGTTAAAGTTACTATCATTGTCCCATTGCTTTCGTAAAACCAGCAGTCCAATGACTGCATAGTTTGCCATATCCTTGAAGGAATCTTCTAAGGATTCGTGCTCTGGGTCGACACCACTATCAACCANGTTATTTATTCTTGCTAACTTATCGTGCATACGTACACGTAAGCCATTGATTGCACCNCCAGGTGCTAACGATATATTCTTTGGACCATAGTCCCTATGCTTGCTTACCAATAACTCAGCGAGTTCATGCCACGTATTACTTAAGTACGTTTCCAGGTGGAGTTCGCGCTTAATATCGGAATTTCCACGGCTATCTTTAAGCATGCGCCGTCCTTCACTACTGACTTCATAGGTAGGCCAATCTCCGTGAGGTAGTTTATAATCTGCCATATCTCCTCATTTTCCATCTTCCAAGAGTTTTTTGAGTTCATCATCCAAACCATTCATACTAGAGCCAACGATTATATCTTCTATTACACTACCTAATACATCAGGTTTAGTTTCTGCTGCAAACAATGTTGCATATGTTGACTGCACAACATCTTTAATCAATGCTGGATTATTAGCATGACCATACAAGCAACGAAGCAAAGAACCTACCATCAACCTATACCCGTTGGGTAAGATTAATGCTGGGTCAAACTCTTCATCTTCTTCCAAGAGGTGGTCGGTTGCCTCGAAGACGTTGTCGAATTCTTCACCACACTCAGGACATTTACTGTCATATTGCGTCATCATTTAATCCCATCTTTTCTTTAATAAACCCTGCTCCGTATTTAGTGTATGCTGAATTAGCATCTTCCCCGTCACCGAATCCAACAATAGTGACTGGCAATTCTCTAGCCAAACTGTTTGCGAATTCTCTACCTGGTCCATCACCGTCTGCAAATACAAAGATGCGTTCGAAGTCAGCGAGCAAACGTGTGTAGTGTTTCTTCCAACTGTTTGCACCTGGTACTCCAACACAAGGTACGCCAACACAACGAGACATAGTAAGGGTATCAAGTTCACCTTCGCATACTCCAATCCAATCACCTGCTCGTTCGATATCTAGTACGTTGTACATCTTTGTATCTGCACCAGTCATACCCATATACTTTGGTTCAACTGCTGGGTTCAATGAACGAAATCGTATGTCGACAATACCACTCTTGGTTACATACGGTATAGATAACCGACCAATGTATGCTTCGTGCCCTGGTTCAGGTTCCTCGACTACGCCTAATCGAGCCAGCCGTGCTGTCTCTAGAGGAATTCCCCTGCTTCGTAGGTAATCTTCGGCCTGATAGATGCTTTCCTGGTACTTTCTGGACGCTATGCCCAAGAGTTCNTTCTGCGAATTTTGCTGCCTCACGTATGTCACATCCTTCTTGTTGTGCTATGATTTGTAAACTGTTTCCTTGTACACCACATGCAAAGCAAACAAATAGATTCTTATCTAAGTTTGCAGTACCTGACTGGTGACTATCACCATGAAAGGGACACTTNAGGTTGGCTTGCCCATGGTCTCGACGTATACTGGCACCGTAGTGCTCAAGCACAGCCTTGATNCTGGGCAAATCATTCACCGAATATATCTCCTAATCTAAATACCAAGTAAGCATCTGCTATCGCCTTACCCCTGGCTTTAATGATAACCGCTGGAGTAATCTGGTCTCCCGATAATCCTCTAGCCTCTGCGTAATGCTTCGCTTCAAGTTGTGCTTCTTTGGTCCAACCACTAAGGTCAATTTTGTTTCCTGCACCTGGGGCTTTGGCTTCGATAACTCCAATTGAGCCAAGGAAATCCGAAGAGACAACAATATCTCCTTCATCTCTTGCACCTGTTCTTGCAAGTCGTTCAGCGTTGTATCCATTTGTGCGAAAGTAGTTTCGTAAGTCTGTTTCAAAGGTTGCTCCTCTAGCCTTGTGTGATTTGCGTGTTGTCATATGTTTTCTGGAATGTCATCCAAGAACATGTACTCTGGATTAAATGCAACCCAAGTCATCAGTCCTCCTCCTGCGTCGGCTCGTCCGTAACGATTCTTAACTGGCGCAACACCCATACTAGTACCAACAACGCCGAGGGTACATATAAGAGCAGGTAACTGAGCAACCTTACCCTGAATCGCCGAGCGCGGTTGGCATGGAGAACCTTGGACCGCCTCGCTTGTGTGGTGAAGGACAACAACTGCAGCATTCGTTGCACGGGCAAGGTACTTCAACTCCTTCATGATAGCACGCATAGATGAGAACTCTTCGCCACCATCTGTTGCTACATCCATTAANTTATCTACTATAATTAAAACTGGTGGGCATCCCCATAGTTCTTCGAACGCTTGTACTTCTTCATCAATATCTTGTAGAGATGGTGCTGATTCAAATGACCATACGATATGTGAACCCTTAGCAAGTGTTGCTTTAGTCCAACCGAGGTCAACATTCATTAACTGTTCTACATCTGACTGCGACTTACCTGAAATCATTGAGGCTAATCTCATAGCCATAGTGTGTGCGTTGGTATCTGCTGATATGTAAAGTGTTGGAACCTTCATCTTCAATGCTAAAGCAAGAGCAAGTGTTGATTTTCCTACACCTGGTGCTGCTGCAAACATCGAAACTTCAGAGCGCCTGATGATAATCTTGTTCGCTTCGAACGCTTTGAAACAACTAGGTAACGGTTCTCCACCAATACTGGGACGACCAACTGAGCGGACAAGTGTACGCATCCTGTTTCATTCCCTTCTGTAAAGAACGAGCGTAGCCACCGAGACGTTGTGACTTGATGGCTACGACTCATTAATGTTTCTTTAGTTTACTGGCTTGCATTGGTCGGGTGTCCCCTGCGGAGTTGGGCATGCCCAGAAAGCG